ACATGGGTTAACTAGAGATAGAACTATAGGGATTGAGTGAGTAAGTTCCCTATTTTCAACGACCTTAAATATACCCCTTACGGATAAGTTTCACTTAATGTCTAATGTCTTAAGATACATAGGTACTATAGCATCAAGAGATATATAGTCCTTTGACATAAGTTATCTATAGTTATCAAGTACTTAGCATGTATTGTCGTTCAATTTTGGTACCATACCTCAGATTTTAGACCCCCATACCCTTAATAATACAATCAATTTCAAAAAGTCGTTAAAGCCTTCTTGTTGTTGTTATTGTTGTCCGACCTTTAGAAGCAGAGAAGGAAATCCCATGGCCTTAGAAAGTGCAACCTATATTAATGGTTTAGTGACTACTAACCCAACGTCCACTGATGCCCTCGCACAGGCAGACGATCACCTTCGTTTAATCAAGACTACCATTAAAGCTACGTTCCCTAACATCACCGGTGCTGTCACTGCGACCCACACCCAGTTAAACCAAGACCCAACTTCCCTGTTAGATTCTAATGGTGCCACTCGTGTGGCTGCCAGTACTACAGGTGCCAGTGTAACCGGTAACCTTGCGATCTCAGGTAACATAGTCCTTAGTGGATCAGGCCTGACTTTGGGTACCCATACAGCAGGTAACTATGTAGCCGGTATAACTGCCGGTACTGGTGTTACCGTATCAGGCTCCGGATCCGAAGGTGCAACCCCTACAATATCTATAGGCCAAGCCGTGGCGACTAACTCCACAGTTCAGTTTGGTGAAGTTAGATCCACAGGTAACGTCACAGCCTACTATTCAGACATGAGACTTAAGACCGACATTCAACCCATTGACGGAGCCTTATCCAAGGTTATGACACTCAATGGGTTTTACTTCAGACCGAATGAGATAGCTCAAGATTACGGTTATGAAGATAAGGTGGAGGTAGGGGTCTCTGCTCAGGACGTTCAAGCTATCATGCCTGAGATAATAGCTGAGGCTCCTATCGACCCTGAGTATATGACGGTTCACTATGAGAAACTAGCACCGTTACTTATCGAGGCCATTAAGGAGCTTAAGAAAGAATTAGACGATCATAAGAAGGGATGTGAGTGCAATGGCTATCCAGTCTAGTGGTACCATATCCATGGATAACATCCGTACTGAGTTTGGTGACACCGGTTCCATTGCCTTAAGCCAGTGCTATCGTGGTGGTAGTATCGTTCCCTCGACATTAGAAGGACTGGCTTTTGCAGGTTCTACTTCAGCAACCAGTAATAACTCAGGTCGTGGTGGTGTAGACCAAGGTTTTTCTTTTAACAGTAGTAGTCTATTTAGGTATTCACTATGGTCAGACAACGGAGCAGTTAATGTTCAGTCATGGTCTTTTACTGTAGATGTCACTGGTACATATAACTATTACTTTGGTTACTACTACGGTGGATCAGGTAATACCTCAACAGCTACAATCGTTTTAGCTAAGAATGGAACTAATACACTTAACCAAGGTTTATCCTCTAACGACAGTACGAATGCATACTACGGAAGTTGTGCAGCTACTGCAGGTGACACTATTACTGGTTCGTTCTCAGGTTCATCTAATGGATGGTCTAGTAATACATTTCAGTTTGGTGGTAACAACAGTAATACTCGTATAATAACTGTGGGTGTAAATGCCAGTGTTCCTACCTCAGGTGCTATAGACCTACAAGACTTTTACTCAACGACTAATGAACTTGCTCTAGGTAGTGTAGGTGGTGGTTAAATGTTTAAGGTATTAGTCGTGGCCTGTATGGTCGCTAATCCCAAGCAATGCATGTTTATCGAAAACATCCAGTACCCAGTTGTCTATGAAACATTTGAGGCCTGTAAGTCTCGTGCCTTAGAAATAGGTAGTGAGGTTCCTGAGTATATGACTGGTTATAGAGCTGTCACTTGGAAATGCTCAAAGATAAAAGAAGGCAGGTTCACATGAGTGAAGACGAACAAAAGATATTAGATAAAAGATATGAAGACTTCATGTCAGAGATAAAGAAGAAAAACAGTGTTCTTTACTTTGAGCTTAGGAGCAAAGAAATACCGATTAAAGAAAGTAAATGATATGGCTACTAACTTTCCAATAAGAGACTTAGGTTCTGTTGGAGTTATATCTGATTTAAGTTCATACAACATACCAGTTAATGCTTTTAGCGAGGCTTTGAATGTAAGGTTTGACGAGGGGAAAGTCCGTAGGTCACCAATCTTCAGAACAGTAAAAGGATCACTGGGATTTACCCCTCGTTTCAGTTATGGTGTCGTTCCTTCCACAGGCTACGATAGTGTGGTTATGATTTCTGATGCCTATGTTATCAAAGAGTATAACTCCGGCACAGTCTCAGACAGAAGTGGTTCAATCAGTGGCAGTTCAGATCCACGACCTTTTACAGGAACCTCTCTGTCTTCAGTTACATATATCAATAGAAAAGACCGTGTACCTATTTTTAGGACTTCAGCAGGTACTAACTTTGCTGACCTAACAAACTGGCCTACGTCCTACCGTTGTGCATCCCTAAGGTCTTACAATGACTTTTTACTTGCCTTAAACACAACCGAGGGATCAAGTAACTTCCCTACTCGTGTAAGGTGGTCGAACATTGCTACAGCAGATGCCGTTCCTGATAGTTGGGATGAAACTGACTTAACTAAGTCTGCAGGGTTTAACGACTTAGGTGAAATGCAGACAGGTATTATCGATGGTATGCCTCTCGGCTCTAACTTTATTATTTACTCCAGTGACCAAATTTGGCTAATGGAGTTTGTTGGTGGTACCTTCATATTTAACTTTAGAAAGTTATTTACAGATTCAGGTCTTATTAATCAAAACTGTGTTGTCGAAGTTGATGGTAAACATTATTGCTTTGGTGCCTTTGACATCTATATGCATGATGGAACATCAAAGCAGTCTATATGTGACGAAAGAGTAAGAACCTTTATCTATACTGGTTTAAACAACACAGCGAAAGAAAGGTTCTTTGTTCAGCATAACCCAACACTTAATGAGATATACTTCTGTTACCTGTCAGGTGATAGCTTAGTAAGTTTTACTAATGCTACTAGGTGTAACAGAGCTGCAGTTTATAACTACAGAAACAACACATGGTCATTCATGGATTTACCTAACGTATCTTCAGGAACCGTGGCTAACGTAAACTCCATTGTAACCTATGCAACAGCAACTGCTTTAACCTATGCCCTAACTGGTGGCACCTACTATGGTCAGGAAGATTCATTTGACCGTCACACGTTAATGGTGGGTGAGGATAACTCTGCTGATGGTATAACCTCAGACAAGCTTTATGCCTTAGACTTATCCGATATAGGTAGAGTAGCATTTCAATTAGACACTGAGGCTATTAAACCTGCCAGTGTCGAAAGAGTTGGTATTGACTTAGATGAGACTAAAGTACCCTTAAGTGGTTACAAAGTTATCAATGCCATTTACCCTCAGGCTACAACGACTAACTCTAACAAGAGTATTGTTTTTACTTTTGGTGCTTCTGATGTACCTAACTCAGAACCAACCTATGGAAGTGCAACAACCTTTAACACAGGAACTGACTATAAGATTGATAGTCGATCAGCCGGTAGATACCTTAGCTATAAAATAGAAGTCTCAGATAATAAAGACTTTGAGGTCTCAGGTTTTGACATCGACATATCAGCTACTGGTTCAAGATAATGGCAGTAGACAGTAAAACAAATGTAACAGTTCAGGGTTATAGTAGATCTCAATACCCTGTCTTTGAAGAGGGTATGAGACGTTACCTCCAAGAAGAGTTACAGAGAATAGAAAATGCAATCAGACAACTACAGGTAGCAGCAATCGTTGTAGCTGACGTTGAACCTGAGAATAAAATAAGAGGCATGGTTAGATATGCCGTGTCACCATGGAACCCCTTATCAAATGGGTTTAGTGGTTTAGTCGTTTATAACGGATCAGCATGGGTGGCAGTATGACATTAAACAACCCAGTAATGCTAAAGGCCTCGGTTACGGCTTATCAGCAAAAGTTAGAAAATGCTATTGATAAAGGTGAAGTAACAGACGTTATGGATCAATGTACTTTACAGCATCACTTTGCTGAATATTTAAAAGAGTACGATGCAGGTGTCTATGCAAGAGAGATGTTTATTCCTAAGGGTGTAACTGTCGTTGGTAAGATCCATAGGTACTCACATTTATCGTTCTTACTTAAAGGTAAGATAATAGTTATCTCTGAGTTTACTGACAGGATCACTATGGAGGCACCTTATACTTTTGCCTCACCTGCAGGGTCTAAAAGAGCATTCTTTGCTTTAGAAGATGCCTTATTAACAAACGTACATATGACTAGAACACCATATGAAAAAAACCTTCCTGATATTGAAAAGGAAGTAATCGCTGAAAGTTACTCAGAACTAGGAATGGAAGAACCTGACATAGATCTGTTTAACAATAATATCTTAAGAAAGGAATAATATCATGGCATGGGGTGCAGTCGCAGGAGCCGTCATCGGTGGAGTTATGTCAAACAAAGCAGCAAAGAAATCTGCTGCAGCATCTAGATATGCAACAGACCAACAGATGGCAGGGTTTAACCTAGCTAAACCATATATCGAGGCAGGTTACAAAGGTGGTCAAGAAGGACTTAACTACTCCTTAGACAAAGGTGCCTATTCAGGTGACACCTATGCCAACATGAATAACATGTCCAATGCCGGTTATAACTATATGAATAACTTTGGTATGGGTCAGCAGGGTAATGCTCAAAACTTTATGAACCAAGGTGCTAACTACGGTAACAACTTTAATGATCTCTACAATAAAGCAGGTCAGGATAACTTAGGTGCTGCAAATGCTTATGCTGTTAACAACTCTCAGGGTCTCATTAATTCGGCTATGCGAGACAGTACAAGACAACTTAATGAACAGACTTTACCGGCTATTAACATGGCTGCGACAAGTAGTGGTAATGTTAACTCCTCTAGAGCAGGAGTTGCTGATGCTATTGCTCGTAGGTCTTATGATGACCGTATGGCAGATACCACCTCAAATATTCAAAATAACTTATCCAATCAATATTTAAATCAGAACCAAAATCAATTTGCTAATCAGATGAATGCCAATCAGCAGCTAGGTGGTGTGTATAACCAAGGATTTGGCATGGGTAATCAGATTTCAGGAATGATGACCGGTGCAGGTGGGGCATTCCAAGCAGATGCACAAAACCAAATGAATACCGACAAGGCACAGTTTGAAGACGACAGAGACTTTCAGTTAAACCAGTACAATAAGTATATGTCAGGTATTATGGGTAAGGCACCTATGACCACAGGACAGATTACACCTAACTTATATAACCCTCAAATGTCAGGACTTATGGGTGCCATGCAGGGATTTGGCATGGGTGGTAAAATACAGGATGCCTTTAATAACCGAGGTGGTGGTAATAATTTTACTGCAGGTGACATAACAAATTATAAAACTGATCCTTATGGTGCGATGGGAACAGGGAATCCTACTTATGGATTTGGTTAATAATGATAGACCCATATGGCTACCTATCAAACTACAGTAATGCCGTAACTCCATCTCTCTTAGACTTGGTCATGCAAAATGAAACAGGTCACCTTAATGCTCAAGACAGGTTCGACCCTCGTAAATCAAAATCATCTA